GTTTCCGACTTCGACAACATGGATTACTTCTTTATCCAGCAGCTTCTCACGAAAAAAACGGTAAAGAAGATTTACGGCGTTGATGTGTCAGACGCAGAGAACGATGAGCAGGAGCTTACCGGAGAAGTGGCGGACGCGTCAACCAATAGCGACCTTGTCACGGTTTATACGGCATATTATCGCAATGATCATGGCGGCGTAGGCGTGTATATCTGGTGCGACAGATACGAACTTCTTGATATGGAAGACTACGAATCACGCTATCTTGACAGGTGTGCGAAGTGCGGATCCGTTATGCAGAATGGCAAGTGCCCGGTATGCGGAAGCACGAAGTCAAAGAAAGCTCCGGAAGAGTACGAAGAGCTTGTAGATGCCATTGAAGTCACAGATCTTCGCAAACCTTCCGGAAGCACATTCGGAAAGACAAGCGTTCCGCCAATGGAAGAAGAGGAAGTTCCGGATGTAGACGAAAACGGGAATCCCGTTATGAATCCGGACGGAACGCAGAAGATCACTGTACAGCATAAAAAGAAGAAGATTCCGTACTATAAGCCGAACGTTTATCCGATCGTACTTCGGAAAAACGTTACAGCCAATGACAAATTGCTTGGTGACTCCGACACAAAGGCAATCGTTGATCAGCAGGACACCATTAAGAAATTGGGAACCAAAATCAATGAAAAGCTGATGAAGGGCGGCTCTTACGTCACGCTCCCCCGCGGGAAAAAGGTGGAGCTTAACGATAAGGAACTGAAGGTTATCCGCCTTGATAATGCCGCAGAAAAAGCATTGGTAGATGTCATAAACGTGCAGCCTAACGTACAGAACGATGAGAACTACCTTGAAATAAATTATAACTGGGCTAAATCGACACTGGGCATTACAGACGCTTATCAGGGGAAGTTCAAATCTTCGGAGACTTCCGGAGCGGCAAGGCAGTACGCGATCAATCAGGCTGCGGGGCGTTTGGAATCGAAGAGAGTTCTCAAAAATGAAGCGTATGCGCGTCTTTACGAGATTATGTTCAAGTTCTGGCTTGCATATGCGGACCAGACAACGGAAATAACGTCGCGGGATGCAGACGGCAATCAGACGTATGGAACGCTTGATCGGCACGAATTCCTTCGCATAGACAAAGCCGGAGAGTTTTACTGGGACGACGAATTCATTTTTGATACGGATCCCACGTCAACATTGATGGCAAACCGTGAGGCAATGTGGAATCAGACCGATTTGAAGCTTCAATCCGGCGCGTTTGGCCCGCTTGGAGAGCTGGACACACTGAGGACTTACTGGAGCTTCATGAAAGCATCCGGATATCCGAACGCCGGCCTTGCTTTAAGTATCATTGAACAGCGGATACAGAAGCAGGAAGAAATGCAGCAGAAGCAGGAAGAAATGATTCAGCAGATACAAGCCAACAATCAGACGGCGGAACAGATCGAAGGCGGAGGTGATCAGAATGAAATGCCCGGCATGCCAGGTTGAAGGGCGGATAACGTCCAATAAAATTGTGCGGCGCAAGGATGGCACGTTTGCCTACAAAAGGGAAATTACCTGCCGCAATAAACAGTGTCCCGAATATGGGAAGGTGGTTGCCGTTAAATATAATCCGGTTGAGATTACAGACGACAACGAATAACCATTTTATTATATATCGCATAGAACAGCGCAAAAATCAGGGAGAGAACAGTTATGCATTTTACTCATCTTAAATTCTTCGGCGAAGGTGACGGTTTAACCGGTGGAACCGAGGAGACAAGCGCAAACATGTCGGGAGCCGCTGAACCGAACGAGGACGAGGGCGGAGAAGTAGTTTATACGTCCAAAGACCAGCTGGATGGAAATTCCGGCAACGAGGATGATTCTGAAGATAATCAGAGCGAAGAAGCTGAACCCGCGAATCAGCAGTCACCCGAAGATAACGCCCGATATGCGGCAATCAGGCGCAGAGCGGAAGCAGAAGCCGAGCGCAGATTTGCGGCACAGCAGGCAGCAATCGACGCCAAATACAAACAGATGTTTGGCAATTACAAAAACCCCGTCACAGGAAAGCCGATTGAAAGCGCGGCGGATTACGCCGAAGCTATGGCAGCACAGGCGAGGCAGCAACAGGAAGCACAGCTCAAGGAAGCAGGACTGGATCCGCAGATGATCAATCGCGCGGTTGAACAGGAAGGGCAGAATAGTCCCGTTATCCGTCAGGCGCAGGAAGTGCTTCAGGCACAGCAGCAGTCGGAAGCGAACCGTATGATTGCGGAAGACGTCGAGAATATCCACAAGATTGACCCGACAGTGAACGGACTTGAAGATTTAAAGGCACAGGACAATTTCCCTGATGTCATTCAGTACGTTCAGACGCATGCGGGCGTGAGACTGTCTGACGCGTACAAGCTCATTAATTTTGAGCGGTTATCGAAGCAGAAACAGCAGGCAGCACAGCAGAGCGCAATCAATCAGGCAAAATCCAAAGGACACTTAAACGCGGCTGCCGGACTTGCCGGAAACGTGGAAGGTGTCGATATTCCGGAAAACGAACTGGCGCAGTGGCGCGAATGGTTCCCGGAGTATTCAGACAAGGACCTGCGGAAGCTGTATAACGCTTCAAGGAACAAAACGAAAAGATAAGGGAGTAAAAAATGGCTGTTACTATTCGTGATAATACAAAGAACGGTTCCCTTTGGAACGAGTGGGCAAAGTTTATCAACGCGGCAATTTTTGACGCGGACGCACAGCAGAACAATTATGACGATCTTGTAAACGCACTGGCAAACGTAGGGAAGTCCAAGAGGTTTGGAGAAAAAGCGACGACTATCGGCGGGCTTGGTGGTTTTACTGTAAAGGAGGAAGGCACTAACGCTGAAGTTGATACCTTCGAGGAAGGATACAGCAAGCTGATTGAACATTATGCATTCTCTAAGGACTTCACAATCTCCAAGGAAATGATGGACGACAATCAGATTGCGGAAGCGAAGATCAAAGCTGTCAACATGGTGCAGGCATACAAGAGGACAAGAGCAAAGTTCCTTACACAGGCACTTGTTTCTTCTGTAGATGCTACTAAGACAATGACCTTCGGCAAAAAGACCGGCATTGACATTTCTACACCGGACGGGCTGGCACTGTTCAACACAAAGCACACTTTAAAGAGCGTTTCCGGGACGACAGTTTCTAACCTTTATTCTGACGAGCTTGGCAACAACACGGCTGTACTGAACAAGCTTGCCAATAAGATGAGAAACTTCAAAGATGATAGAGGAGAGGTTCTTGGCTTCGATGCTGATACAATTATCATTCCTGGCGACGATCCCGAGTACGAGGATTTCGTAAAGCGTGTGATTGGTTCTGATGGTGAAGTCGGTTCTGACAAGAACGATATCAACA